CTACTCCACTTTCAGCACATGATCACCACTGGCGGCGATGGCCTTGCGGTTAGGCAATGAAACGATGATACACCCGTCCGACGCTTCCCCTGGATGTTTTGAACTTCCGCCATGAATCATAAAGCCATCACGCCCGCACATATTATTTGAATCGCTGGGTGTCAGGCGCATAGTCCATGCTTTCGTTTTGTGATGGTAAAACGGGTCGCCTATCGTATAGGTACCGCGAGGCAATGGGCCGTTGCCTTTGACGCATTCTTGTGAAGTGTCATTTTTGTAACCTGGGCGGCCAGAATACATGCCATCAAATTGATAGGTTCCATTCAGATAAAAAGTGTGTGAACTAACTTTATATACCCATGCCATTATGCAACGCTCCTTTCATTCCATGAATCAGAGTGAATGATATTGCCGTCCAGATAGTGCCAGGTGATTTTCTCGTAACTGAGGTAGAGCGCCTCTAAGTGGTTATGTTTTTCCCAGGCAGGATTTTTTACGTCCATCATGAAAGGCTCAATCTCGTTAATACGCACATTCTCCAGCGTGGTGCGGAAGTATTCTTCTTCCTGGCCGTTATGGTTGATTCTGTAAAACTTTAGCTCGGCCTTTATATACTTCCGGCCGGATGATACCCCTTGATATAGATAAGGCGATGAACTGTCTAATTCTTTGATGATGGCGTAGTCGCCGTGGACACGCTTAGCGGTGATTTTGCCTGTAAGGTCGTCGGTTGGAAGTTCCACATTGTGCATCAGTTCAACCACTTCAATGCTTCCCTCCCTTCCCTGAACATCAACAGAACCTTTCACCTGATTGCCTGCATCATCGGTTAGCCATAAGTACACCGGAATAGCCATGTAAACCCCTGTTAAAAATGTAGTTATTTTTTAGGGTAAAATTGTGGCTAATCCATAAATGTGACGGCCGTCAAATAACGCACCTTTTCCACTTTTGTTAGGTCGAATAGTGAATTTAACAAATCATGACGGTGTGTTTCGATGGTTCGGTTGGCACTAAATCAGGCTGAAAGCATGTCATAAAAATATATGAGGGGACAAAAAGGGGACATTCACACTGGCGTAAACAAAAAGGCCACTCTTTCGAGTGGCCTAACTGTCTGTATTTACTGATTAAATTTGGTGGCCCCTGTTGGGTTTGAACCAACGACCAAGCGATTATGAGTTCCTACCGTAACAACCGAAAATCAATAGTTTGCGTTATTTATCATTGACATAGATTGCCACTGTTTGCCAGTATTTACCCATTGTTCGCCATTTCCATCGCCACTTTATCGCCATCTGATTGCATCATAATGCTCATATCAGTTGGTTCGACCGTGTTGACCTTTGTGGTATAAACACAATTAACAAAATCTCTCAATGGTGCCAGCTCTGAATCTCCAACATCTCGGGATGTTAAAAATTTCTCCACAAAGGCTGGACCATGCAGTCCAGTTTCGGCACTAAAGTTCTCAATCTCTCCAACAGGTATTAAAAATATACCTAGAAGCTTTAATTTTTCATCAAGCTCTTTATAAGTTACCCTTATATCCCCTTTCGGTAATCCACTAAACCCATTGTTTTTTACTTCGTGCCATGGTTTCTTCTGCTTAAATAACTCTTCAACTTTACTTTTCGATATTTTATCGGGGGGCGTGTTGATGATGAATTCTAATAATGATTTTTTGAATTCATCTGGTGTTTGTGATTTGAATTTTTGTGTAACTTCCGAGTTTATTCTTTCCCAAAGCTTAATGATTTCATCCATTTGTTTGCCATCAGGATCAAATGCATTTAATGTTCTGGTTAACGTGCTTCTTTCCGATATCAAATCAAAATCGAAAATTGCTTTTACAGGTACACCTGAAGGGCGCAACGCCTCAACTATTCCGGCTACCGCATGTTTTCCACCTGTTGGTATATAACATGTGTCTGGGAAGATATTGCCATCGTTTTTTTCTAAATAATCTGCTACATAGTTAAATAACCTACAGTCGCTGTCATCTTCGCAAATTATAACTTGCTCATGGAATAATGAATCCAATGCATTAGAGTATCGCAGAACTGGTTTTGACCATAGTTGCTCAATCGATTTTTTATCAATGATATGTATGATGTTTTTATCATCTTCCCGTTGGATTCTTAGGATTTTGATATTGCCTTTCGTACCTTCTAAAAAACCTCTTAATATATCGCTACTATGTGTGGCTACAAAAAGCTGTTTTTCAACTTCAGATGATAAAGTATCTCCAAGCATTCTCATTTGTGGTGGGTGAAGAAACGCTTCTGGCTCATCAATCATTGTTACATCAAGCTTTTGTACTACGCATTCAAATAATATTCCGGCGTAACTTTTTACTCCATCTCCTTGCATGTCAAGCAGTGGGTTTTGTCTGACTAACCTGACATATTCATCACTTACTCTATCGATAACGCCATCAATGTTAGGTACTTTACCTACATGAATTGGTAGGACGCTACCGCCTCTATAATTAAACATGATATCTTTGTTAAAAGCTTTTTTGAATAACATGCTTATATGTGACATTAGTGCACTGTTTTCATATAAATAATGTTGCGGACGAGTCTTTGGTTCGTCAGGTGGAATGCTATTTTGTTGATGGCATATGCCTAATCGTTCATTTGCAGTTACATTTTTTATGAATATAGGGCAGAGGTTCGTTAGTTTATTTCCTGAGTCCCATGAGTATAGCCAAGAAGTATGTATAGCAATTCCGCCATAAATATAATTTCCATTTATGAAAGAACCATCCCTTAGTAGCATGTTTTCTAAGTCTTGCTTTGAGCCATTTTTTTTAATAGTAAGCTCTTTTATTACTTTTCCAGAATCAATTGAATTGGTTGAGCTTATCTCTATTATTTCTCTTAGGGTTTGTGATTTCCCACTATTATTTGGCCCAACAATTATCACTTTCTCATCTTCTTCGAATGAGATTTTTTGGCCACTTGAAAATTCTATATCAGAAATGTAAACCTTTGCTGTTTGTGTCATTAGAGTCTCCATTAGTAATTGCTAATAGGGTTTAGTCTGACTGCATCTTCTAAATGATCTGGTGCAAAATGCGCATAACGCATTGTCATTTTGATGTCGGTATGGCCGAGTACGCGCTGTAAGACCAGAATATTACCACCATTCATCATAAAGTGGCTGGCGAAGGTATGGCGTAAAACGTGGGTAAGTTGCCCTGCCGGTAATTCGATATTTGTTCTTTCGAGTGCAGACCTGAACGCACCATAGCAGTCACTAAATAACCGACCTTTTTTATGATTAGGCATCGATTCGTAGAGTACTTCGCTGATCGGAACGGTGCGGTTTTTTCTGCCTTTTGTGTTTGTGAAAGTGATTTTGTATTTTGAGAGCTGGCTTTTTTTCAGGCTCTCGGCTTCAGACCAGCGAGCACCTGTGGATAGACATATTTTTACCACGGCTTCTAAATCAGGATGATCGTGGTGTCGACACTCTCCGAGCAGCAGCGCAATCTGATCGTGAGTCAGCCAGGCCATTTCCATTTCTTCCGTGCGGAAAGGGCGCATATTTTTTAGCGGATTTTCACCCTTCCACTCACCGAGGCGATTTAGCTCATTGAACACCGCGCGAAAGTAAGCCAACTCAAGATTAAGCGTGCGGGGCGATACCTCTTTAACCCTATTTGAACGGGCATACTCACCCTTTAACCGCTTTTCCCTATAGCGTGAAAACATCTGCGCATCGAAATCGCGTGCGAGTGGCTCGCCCATGCACTCAAAAGCATGGTGCATAGCGAGCTGCCGCTTTAGGCCGTCTTTCAATGTAATGCCATGAGCGCTAAACCATGCATCAACCAGCTCTTTTAACGTGCGCTTATCTTCTTTTTCTTCTGACCACGGGTTTTGCACAGTGTATTGTTCAAAGGCCAACGCCTCACCTTTAGTCGCAAATTTCTTTCTGAAGCGTATGCCTTTTGCCCCATTGGGATAGAGCTCACAAATCCAGCCGCCAGCAGGATTTTTACGGACAGTCATCAATTTACCTCGCTATACACACCCACCACACGGCCAATCGTTTTTATTTCATCAATTCCACATTCAAAAGGCACTTTGCCACCTGCTACGTGTAATCTTTTACCAGGCAGTACCGTTAGTTCTCTGAGGCTAATTGCGCCCTCAACATCAACAATCCAAAGGCCATCAGCTAAAGGGGCATCTTTCTCGATGATGTAACTTTTGCTCTCGCTTCTAACGCAGATAGCACTCTTTAGTGGTTTTTCAAAAAGCTCAGGAGCGATATTCAAAACCCCATTTTCAGTAAGTCGACCTTCACTTAATGTGAATAATTGGATCTCACAGATCGAATTTGAGTGTTCTTCTGTTTTTTGTGGCCCTTGTCCTGTCAGGATCCATTTGATGCTAACGCCAGTTTCAAGGGCGCAGAATGCAGCGAAATCGTAGGAGACATTGCCCCGCGTATATCGGTTTTGCAGCGTACTAGCAGCGATATTGAAATGGTTTGCGAGCTGGATTTTCTGTGTGAATCCGTAGACCTGACAGATTCTATCTAAAACTTTCTCGTTTGAAATTTGGCTTTCAAAGTCCATAAATCGCAATCTCGTGTTGATCAATGCGAATAATCGCATTAGAATTCGGTTGTTGGTGGCAGTTGATGGCAAGCGTCGGCAAAACTTTGGCTATCACTGTCTGAAACTTTCAAATAAGGAATCATGCAATATGGCTTCTGAAATCGCAATCATCAAAGTGCCTGCACCCATAATTACGCTGCAGCAGTTCGCAGAGCTTGAAGGTGTTTCTGAGCGTACCGCCTACCGCTGGACAACCGGCGACAACCCTTGTGTGCCAATCGAACCCCGCACAATCCGTAAAGGCTGCAAGAAAGCAGGCGGCCCGATTCGTATCTATTACGCGCGCTGGAAAGAAGATCAGTTGCGTAAAGCGTTGGGTCATTCCCGTTTTCAACTTGTCATCGGTGCTTAATTCACTTTATGTGAATTATAAGGATGCAACATGTTTGATTTTCAGGTTTCCAAACATCCACATTATGACGAAGCATGCCGAGCTTTCGCGCAGCGTCACAACATGGCAAAACTGGCTGAGCGTGCGGGTATGAACGTCCAAACTCTGCGTAATAAGCTCAACCCGGAACAGCCGCACCAATTCACGCCGCCTGAATTATGGCTGCTGACTGATTTAACCGAAGACTCAACCCTTGTTGATGGCTTTTTGGCTCAGATTCATTGTCTGCCATGCGTGCCAGTTAACGAACTAGCGAAAGATAAGCTGCAGTCTTACGTCATGCGCGCTATGAGTGAACTCGGCGAACTGGCAAGCGGTGCGGTATCGGCTGAACGTATGACCTCAGACCGTAAGTACAGCATGGTTGAAAGCGTCAATTCGGGAATCCGCATGCTGTCTCTTTCTGCGCTGGCATTGCAGGCGCGCCTGCAGGCCAATCCAGCAATGTCGAGTGTCGTAGATACCATGAGCGGTATCAGTGCAACATTCGGCTTAATGTGAGGTGTTTATGCTACATAACGAACCTTCATTCGCATCGTTGCTGGTAAAGAAAAGCCCCGGCATGCATCACGGTCATGGCTGGATAACTGGCAAAGATGGTAAGCGCTGGCATCCATGCTATTCACAGGCTGAATTACTGGCTGGTCTTTCCACCCAAAAGCGGGGGGAATCATGGCTATTGAAGCTTTGCCGACAACTGCGCCGCTAAAGGCTGGCGAACGTCTGGCCGGTCTGAATCATGTGGCAGAGCTCCGCGCCAGATTTTGGGGGGATAGCTGGAAAGAGGTGGTGCGTTTTGTCGACGATATGCGAGACAAACGGGATCCACAATCTGAGGAAAATAACAGAGCTTTGGCCGCAATTTTCTTTCTGGCAAAAATCCCGGCAGCTCGTCATGAGCTCGAAATGAGTGAGCTGACTACTGACGAGAAAAAGGCGCTTGTTACAGCGATGAACCATTTTCGCGCAGTAGTGAGCTTATTCCCCAAACGGCTAACCATGCCGAATTAATCCAAACAGAAATTTAATGGCGTAAACCCGCCGGGCTTCTTATTGCCCGAAATCAGGAGATTTATTTATGTGTAATACCGAAACCCGCAATTTTAAAGCTGAAAGTGATGCTCTGACCGTGATGCTAACCGCAGCTAAACACGAAGAACGAAAAGATCGCGCTCTCGCCGTTTCAATCCGTCTTGAGGCGTTAGCTGTTCATATAGCCAATAAAGATTTGAGCGGTAAGGAGGCGGCTGAACTGCTGCGCCGTGAAGCCACTCGCTACGAAAACGAATCGCAGGAGTTGCACTAATGGCCGACGCAATGGATTTAGCGCAACAGCGCGAGCAGGAAGACCGAGACCGCCATATCAACACCGCACGCAGCCGCATCGCTGCGCCCTCTCGTTTCTTCTGCGAAGAATGCGACGCACCAATCCCGGAAGCACGCCGTGCCGCAATCCCGGGCGTGGCCTCCTGCGTGACCTGTCAGCAAATAGCAGAGCTGAAAAATATACACTATCGGGGGGTATGAATTGGCGGTTCAATTCGCTTACCCGTGGAATGTCCCACGGACGGCAATAGCCAGCCCATACCTCACTTATGACCAACAGTATCGCCGCGACCGTATGTTCGCGGCTTTGCTACATGCGAGAAAGGTGCTTTCTCTCCAACCTGAGTGCGTACGGTTTGATGCTTATCGCACCGCTGCAGTGCTGGAGCATAGTCAGGGCAGTCAACGAGCCAATGCTTTTTTAATCAGTTTCTGCAAAAAAGCATTGCCACGTCTTGAACTGGTCGCAAAAAAATACGAGTGCGCGGGTATAAACAGTAACGTATCAGCCGCGGTTTTCGGTGGTCATTTTGATACCCAGTTAATGCAATATCTGGCATCGCGCATGGTCAACATGACCGCCAGATACAACCGGCTCCCTGATATGTCGAGAGCTGACGTTGATCTCCTAGCCGCTGATATTGCAAATTTCATTCGCTCTGAACTGGCGAATATTGATGATTCTGACTTCGGTGAACTCAAAACCCTTTCTTCCTGGTATATGCATGCCGGGTTTATCTCTTTGCAATTTAATGTGGCCCCTCCCGGCTGGGAGCGAGTAACAAAGAAGGTATTCGACAAAGAATATGTTGCCCCTGATGTAATCCGTATGTTTACAGAAACGTGGTGGCGTGGCCGTCTCCGTCGTGTCGCGGCTGCATGGCGTGAGCACCTGCAAATTGCAGTAGGGAATGTAAGTAAGAAAAAGCACGCTTACGCGAGTAAAAACTGTGTAACGGACTGGCGCGAGCAGAAGCGCCGCACGCGTGAGTTTCTCAAAGGTTTGGAGCTCGAAGACGAAGACGGCAATCGCATCAGCTTGATTGAAAAATACGACGGCTCTGTCGCTAACCCTGCAATTCGTCGCTGCGAGCTAATGACTCGCATCCGTGGGTTTGAAAACATCTGTAATGAACTCGGCTATGTTGGCGAGTTTTATACATTGACTGCGCCGTCTAAATACCACGCTACAACAAAGGCGGGTTATCGCAATACCAAATGGAAAGGCGCAAGCCCGTCTGATACACAAACCTATCTCACCGGCCTTTGGGCGCGGATACGCGCAAAGCTGCATCGTGAGGATGTCCGTATTTTTGGGATCCGCGTTGCTGAACCACATCACGATGGTACGCCGCACTGGCACATGCTGATGTTTATGCTGCCTGAGGATGCCGAATATGTTCGCTCCGTTATGCGTAAATATGCCAGTAAAGAAGACCACCACGAATTGCGAAGCGATAAAGCTCAAAAAGCACGTTTTCACGCCGAAGCGATTGACCCGGAAAAAGGCAGTGCCACCGGCTATATCGCTAAATACATTTCTAAAAATATCGACGGCTATGCGCTCGATGGCGAAACAGATGACGAAAGCGGCGAGCTGTTGAAAGAGACGGCTCCCGCCGTTTCAGCGTGGGCGGCACGTTGGCACATTCGTCAATTTCAGTTTGTCGGCGGAGCACCGGTGACGGTATATCGCGAGCTACGTCGCCTTGCCGATACTGAGGTGGCGCATGGCCTAAGTGTTGAGTTTGCCGCCGCCCATGACGCTGCTGACGCGGGTGATTGGGCTGGTTATGTTAATGCGCAGGGTGGCCCGTTTGTCCGTCGTGATGATTTGCAGGTACGCACGCTGTATGAACCGCGGGCCGACTTTAACCAGTATGGCGAGGAAACTGTCTGCATTCGTGGTGTGTATGATTCTGCCATTGGTGCTGACACCCCGATTTTAACCCGACTCACGCAGTGGAAGATCGTGCCGAAGCGCGCCGTTGATTTGGCCGTTGACGTTAAGGGCGATCCTTCGCCCTCTCGGAGTTCTGTCAATAACTGTACGGGAAGCGAAAGCGATCCGCCGGAACTCGATTTATCAAAACCTCTCAACCGGCGCGAAAGGCGACAACTTACGAACCGGTTAAGGGTGAAAAAAGTAACGATTCGTAGAAAGCATATGCACGGAACACCTGAGCAAGGTGCAGCTATAACCAAAGCGATAGATGAGGTTCATGTGAATACCGGCGCTATTATCAGCCGGGGTGAAGCCCTGCATCTTATTACTGGCGGTAAAAGCTGTTTCAACGGTAAATGGTGCCGGTGTTCTGCCAAGGGTGAGATTTTTTCTGCTGCACCATCACATCAGGAAAAGGCTAGGAAAATCCTTAATCGTGTTGCGGTTTTAGCTGACATGGCAAAGAAAAGTAGCCTTTAATATTCATCCATATCATGTACATACAATGTATTGCGAGCTGATTTTTTCTTCACACCCTTTACCTATACGTGCTACTGTATGTTTATACAGTGTCTCGTGATGGAGGTTGTGTGGATAGAGGTTTAAACGAACAGGTCATGATTGAGCGGGTCGAGATGATTGCTCGGTTGACGACTGAGGGAACATGTCAGGAAAGGGATCGCGAAATTGCACTGAATTTAATTGCTGAGATTGCGAGTGGCAACTTGCTAAAAAACAACTCATATTCTGTTGTTTTCTCACCAACTCCAGTGAAAGAGCGATTAAAGAGAGGGAGCGAAGTAAGGGTTAATATCACATTGGATAAAGACCAACAGATAGAGCAACAAATAGTCGATGCTTTTCAGGGTGAACTGACTCGACGGGTGCAATCTGCTTTCCCGCTCACGCGAGTGACAGTAAAAAAAGGTCCGATGACTGGTGTTGAGTTGATGGGGTTTGACAGAGAGTCTGACCGTGAAGCACTCGACGGTATCCTGCAAGAAGTTTGGGAAGATGAGAGCTGGCGATAGTTTTCATAAAAAAGGTGAAGACACTGACCTCATGTTTGATAGCATGGGGTTGTTTTTTATGGGGATTATAAAAAGGAATGTTATGGATACTTTAATTGCAATACTTTCTCTGGTGCTGTTTCTCGCCTTTATAGCAGGGCTGATAAAACCTTCGTTAGTAAAAATGCCTAACCGCAAGAAATCTAGTCTCATTTATCTCAGTGGTGCAATTGTGCTTTCCGTTATTGGCTCAACTCTCTACCCAACAGAGCCTGCAGCGACAGCAAGTAAAGTTGCTTCTGCCACCGAAGCCGCAAAGCCTAAAGAGTTTGAATATGCTGATTTAAGCTTGGGCGATTATCGCGATAAGTTTCAAGAGAAACGTCACGAAATAATCACCAGTTATGCTGAATTCAAAAATATTCCACAATCAGCTATTGACGGCCTTTATGCCTGCATGAGCCAGTACGCGTTTACCAAAGATCGCGAGCTAAAACTAAACGAAGTGTTGGGATGGTGTCATACTGAATATGAAACTACTCCTGACACGCTTGCGAAGCTGATCAATATTGACTCCTTTACAAGTAATTTCAGCGGTTGGGATGGTGCCTATCGCCCACTTGAAAAGCTAATCAAAAACAACATGAATGATGATGGTTCGTACAAGCATGTTGAAACCCGCATCGCACAATTAGAATTAAAAAATGACCCGTACGCCATTATAAAAACAACTTTCAAAGGTAAAAATGCTTTTGGTGGCGTGATTAAAGAAACTGTGACTGCGCGCGTTGACGTTAGAACGGGCGAGGTAGAGAAGATTTTGCAAGAACGTTAATGTCTAACGCCGCCAGTGCTGAAATTTTTTTTCAGTACTGGCAGGGCTGAACAGCGAGGAGTTAGTGGATTAATGCTGCTATTTATTAAAAAAATCGAGTAGCGCCACCCCATTAGCTCCGAGGCTTACAACTCCTTCAACACTATTAATCGACGAAATTGTTTTCTTTAGAATGTTTTTTAATTTTGAACCTTCCTCTGTTGTGGTAACGACTTCGTTAAATGATTCTGACATGCAAGCATGTCCCATTGTGGCCTCTGTTGCTGAGATTATGGGTTCAATACCAGTTATTTCATAATCTTCAAAGGCTCTGATCATATTGTTGATATAATGCAAGATGTCTTTTTTTAGCTCGGTTGAGAAACTAGAGTTAATGATTGAGCTTTTCAGTTCTAAGAGTTGTTTTTTTATTTCTTCCAGTTGTTCATCTTTGATTTGACCGACTTGCCCTTTAGTTTTGAATAAAACTGATAACATCCCAAGGTCATTTAAGGCTTGGTCAGTTATTCTGTTAATTGTGCTTTGCAGAGGATCGGTAAGGCTTAAGTGTGCAAAAAATTTATTAACACTTGGTCTCCAATTTGGAGCGGTGATTTCTTCTCCTGGAAAATAATCTTGTATTGTGGCGTCAATCTTTCTCGCAAGGCTCATAAGTTTGGATATTTTATCCCACAAGATAATTTCATTTTCTATGTTATGTTCTAGCTCAAACACGTCCAACAGAGCTTTTTTTGTTGCTATGGTGAGACCGGGTTGTGTTCTGAGATTGATAAAAAAATTTCGTAACGTATGTGCTGAGTTGTCGATAAACATGGAAAAATCCCTAAAGATGAAAATATTACTGAAAGAAGTTATTGCGATCAATGATCTCTGCATCTAGTTGCTGCATGCAAATGCATTTGTTTCAGAGCACATCAAACTCCCTGTCGCGCTTGCACTGTCGCGGTGTCCGGGCACTACTACAACTGCATTAAAATCGACCCATAAAGCGGGCAGGCGTGGCGGGGAAAGCATTGCGCGCCAGCGGTGGTGTGTATTATTAAAAATTATCGTCTGAGCGCGTCGTGACGGCTCGGATGTGGGTGCTGTCGGTTCGTTGGTGGTTGGGGGTGGTCGTGCGCGCGTGGCGCGCCTGAGGCGTGATGGTGCCGGGTGTAAAAAAGCCGCCATGATGGCGGCCTGATGGGGGATTATTCCGGGTTGTCGAGCGTGTACTCTTTGAACCTGATGACCTCGACGCCGAGCCAGTCGTTGACCTCTCTGAACCTGTCCTGGAGTGGTGACAGCTCGTTACGCACAAACACCTTTGCCACCTTCTCAACGTCACCGAGCGAACCGATATTCTCAGGTTTGCCGCCCATGAGCTGAAACGGTACGCGGTGCGCATCCATCAGGTCAGCGGCGCTGACTTTCTTTATGTTGAAAAAGTCGTCTTTCGTGGCGACCTCACTCAATGGCACGATTTTAATACCGTCCGTTTTTCCGCCGGGAGCGTAGAAAAACAGATTCTTAAAGTTACCCAATCCTTTTGAGCTGCGCATTGCGTCGCGTAATGCCTCGACGTCGGTCGCACTCTGCGCTGCGTCGGTCACGTACATGATGTACCCCGCGTGCGCGCCGTTCTGGTAATACTTTCGACGAAACAATGTGGCCGACTCATTCAGCCAGGCGGAATTGAGTGCGCTCAGGTATTCCGGCAGACCGTAAATCTCCTGATTAATGTCAGGCTCCAGCAGGTGAAACACGCTGTCAGGCGCAAACTCATGCGGTGTAGTGAAGTTTTCCACAAACCAAAAAATCGAATCATCGACCCCGCGTCGGGTGTATTTTGCCGGTGAGGTCAGCAGTTTGAGTAACTGACCGGTAACGCTTTTGCGCTGCTCAAGAAAGGCGTTACCGAAAACCAGATAGTCGAGCGCGAAGCGGCTGAAATCTTGTCGTGAGAGAAGCGGGTGCGGAATGTAGGTGCTGGCGAGTACGTTGCGTTTGACGTAAATCGGCGAGCTGTGATGCACGGCAGAGCGCAGGCTCTTTGCCAGACCGGAGAAGTTGACCGGTGGCTCGTACCATTTACCGTTACTGAAACACTCGACGTAATCCAGAATGTCGCGTTTATCGAGCACCGGCACCGGCTCACCAAAGGTGAACGCTGTCGTTTTTGGCGGTGCGCTGGCGGTCAGTTGCTGTGGCTGGCTGGCTTTCAGCGCAGCGGCTTTACGGGATTTTTGCTTACCCATTAGTTGAACTCCAGAATAGATTTAGGTTGCATGCCGCTACCGGCTGAAAGTGGTTCGTTTAACAGGGCGTGCATGGTCGCCCATGCGATATCGGCGTGACTGGCTTCCTCGGTGCGGCTGGCCTCATAGGTCGCGCTGCGCCCGCTGCTGGTCATGGTTTTGCGAATCGACATAAACGACTGCGTGACGTCCGTCGCCCCGGCGTCGTATTCCAGACAACCGCGCCGAATGGTGTCTTTTGCCTTGAGTACCATCGCGGTTTTCATTTCGGGCGTGTAGCGGATGCCGCGTGCCGCCGGGAAGAATGATTTCACCAGTTGAAACACGCCGAGGCCGAGGCCTGTCGCGTCAATGCCGATGTATTCGACGTTATATTTTTCAGTCAGCTTGCGGATGCCCTCAGCCTGAGCGGCAAAGTCCATGCCTTTCCACTGGTGACGCTCCAGCATGCGGAATTTGCCACCCGACACCACCGGCGGCGCGAGCACCACGCACCCGGCACTGTCGCCGGTATGTGACGGGTCGTAACCAATCCAGACCGGGCGCGAGTCGAACGGATAATCGGCAAACGGCGCATAGTCCTCCCATTCTTCCAGCGAATCGACCATGCAGCGTTGCAGCTCCTCGAACGGGAACACCGACGCTTTATCGTCGACGAACTCGCACATAAACAAGTTCTTAAAATCGTCATTGCTGTTTTCGCGTTTGAGCTGGTCGAGGTCGAACAGGGTGCAGCCACCGGCGAGTGCGTCCTCGATAGTGACAATCTGCCGCCACTGACCATCGCCGCAAACCAGCCCACCGGCGAGCGCGGTGTGACTTGTGTCGATTTCGATACGGTCGGCGGCACTGGCGCGACCCTTGTTGAACAGCTCGCCAGACCAGAACGGGTAAGCACCGTGTGCCAGTGTCGACGGTGTTGAGAAGTAGGTCGAGCGCAGATGGCTTTGCGAGGCCATGCCCGAGGCGACTTTGCGCAACTTCTGAAAGTTCGGGATCCAGAAAATTTCATCGACATACAGGTCGCCGTTATGGCTCTGCGCGGTGTTGGAGTTGGTGCCGAGAAAAATCAGTTTTGCGCCGTTGTTACCGATGACAATCGGGTCGCCGGTCAGGTCGACGTCGACCAGTCGCGCAAACTGGATGATGTATTCGCGGAACACATACGCCTGCGTTTTACTGGCTGACAGGAATATCTGATTGTGGCCGGTCTTGAGGGCGCGCAGCAGTGCCTCGCGGGAGAAATAGAACGTCGCGCCAATCTGGCGTGATTTAAGAATGTCGCGGATGCGGTGTGTGAGTCCGGCGTGGTACCACTGCAACTGATAATCAAACGACTGGTCGAAAAATAATTCCTCCAGTTTCTCGATGGCCTCGTCGCTGAAATAGTTCTTTTTCGGCTGCTTGCGCTCGCCTTTGTTGCGGTTGGCGACGTTGGGATTCAGGTCTGCTTCGTTGCCTGTCTGGCTGTAGCGGTTAACGCGCGCCAGCCGCTCTATCTGTCGCCCGAGCAGGTCAATCTCTTTGAAGTCGCTGCCTGACTTTTGCGGTTTGGCGATGAGCTGAATGAGTCGCGCCTCTAAGCTGCTTTCGACGCGGGAAATCGGTGCAATGCCGTCCCAGCCGTCGCGCTGCTTCCAGCTCTGAACCGTCGGACGTTTGACCTGCAGCATGTCGGCAATCTGTGGCACGGAAAAGCCCTGCCAGTAAAGCAGTGACGCCTGTCGTCGCGGGTCATGCATGAGCGTTGTATCGGTGGAAATGGTCATTGATGCCTCGCCGTAGTGGATTCAGGGCAAGGCTACTTAATGGCCGTCAGTGATTCGCTAAGGTGCTGTTGTGTGGGCGGTTGTCCAGTCGTCATTGGTGGTCTGGTGTGGCCTGAGTCTGGAAACTGGCGGTGACCAGTAACCCCAACATCAGGACTCCTGACAATGGCAAAAAAAGTCTCAAAGTTTTTCCGCATCGGCGTCGAGGGTGACACCTGCGACGGTCGCATCATCAGCGGCACCGATATTCAGGAAATGGCAACGTCGTTTGACCCGCGCGTCTACGGTTGCCGCATCAACCTCGAACACCTGCGCGGCATTCTGCCTGACGGTGTATTCAAGCGTTATGGCGATGTGTCCGAACTGAAAGCCGAGCTGATTGACGATGATTCTGCGCTCAATGGCAAATGGGCATTGTTCGCCAAAATCACCCCGACTGATGACCTTATCGCGATGAATAAAGATTCGCAGAAGGTCTACACCTCAATGGAAATCCAGCCGAATTTTGCCAACAGCGGTAAATGCTACCTTGTCGGCCTCGCGGTTACCGATGACCCGGCGAGCCTCGGCACCGAATACCTCGAATTCTGCCGCAATGCGAAGCACAACCCGCTCAAACGCTTCAAAGCCAGCCCTGAGAACGTATTTTCTGCCGCCACGCTGGCAGAGCTGGAATTTGAAGACATTCCCGACACCGTGCTCAACAGCCTTGCTGACAAGGTAAAAGCCATTTTCAGCCGCAAGCAGGTCAGCGACGACGCACGCCTGAGCGATGTGCATGAAGCTGTGACCACCGTCAGCGAACATGTGCAGGCCAACCTCACTGCGCAGGATAAGCGCCTGTCTGATATGGAAAGCGCTTTCGACACCCTCAAGCAGGATTTGACCGGCAAGGTTACTGAAACCAGCCAGGCATTCACCACCCTGAAAACCAGTCTCGAACAGCAGGAAAATTTCACGCAATCGCGCCGACCAGTCGCCAGTGGTGGCGGTGGTGATGAGCTGCTGACTAACTGCTGACAGACCGCAGACCCGAAATCGGGCGGTAACCCCGCCCGACGCTGTGAACAACCGATTCATTCAAACAGGAAAGACTATGCGTCAGGAAACCCGTTTTAAATTCAATGCCTATCTGACTCAGATTGCCAAACTGAACGGCATCACCACCGACGATGTGGCAAAAAAATTCTCCGTCGAGCCGTCCGTCACGCAAACGCTGATGAACACCGTGCAGGCGTCCTCCGCATTTTTGCAGACGATTAACATGCTGCCGGTTGCAGAGATGAAGGGCGAAAAAATCGGCGTGGGTGTGACCGGCACCATCGCCAGCACGACTGACACCTCGGGCGACGACGAGCGTAAGACCGCTGATGTAACTGCGCTTGAGTCCAGTAAATATGAGTGCGACCAGATTAACTTTGACTTCCATCTGACCTATAAACGCCTCGACCTGTGGGCGCGTTTTCAGGACTTCCAGCGTCGCATTCGCGATGCGATTGTCCAGCGTCAGGCGCTTGATTTCATCATGGCAGGTTTCAACGGTACCACCCGCGCCGCCACCTCTGACCGCAGCAAAAACCCGATGCTGCAGGATGTGGCCGTCGGCTGGCTGCAGAAGTACCGCAACGAAGCCTCGGCGCGCGTGATGAGCAAAATCACCGACGGTGACGGCAATGTTGTTTCTGCTGTGATCCGCGTCGGTAAAAATGGCGACTATGAGAACCTCGACGCGCTGGTGATGGACGGTACCAACAACCTGATTGACGAGATTTATCAGGATGACCCGAACCTCGTCGCTATCGTTGGCCGCAAGTTGCTAGCCGACAAATATTTCCCGCTGGTCAACAAACAGCAGGAAAACAGCGAATCACTCGCGGCAGATATCATCATCAGCCAGAAGCGAATCGGCAATCTGCCTGCCGTGCGTGTGCCGTACTTCCCGGCTGATGCAGTGCTGGTGACCACGCTGGAAAACCTTTCCATCTACTTCATGGATGAAAGCCACCGCCGCAGCATTGATGAGAACTCAAAGCGCGACCGCGTCGAAAACTACGAGTCGATGAACATCGACTATGTGGTCGAAGCGTATGCCGCCGGTTGTCTGCTGGAAAACATCACCCTGGGCGATTTCACCGCGCCAGAAGTCGAAGCACCGGCAGGCGGAGAGTAAACCCATGACGAGTCCCGCACAGCGTCACATGATGCGGGTCTCGGCCTCTGAAACCGCGCAGCGGGAAAAAGCCCCGCTGCGCAATGCAAATGCTTACGAGCAGATGCTGGTAAAGCTGGCCGAAGACCGCCGCACGTTAAGTAACATTCGCTCAAATGAACGTAAGGCCGAGAAAAAGCGCGAGCTGCTGCCGTTCTATGCGCCGTGGGTCGCCGGGGTGCTGGCTGACGGGCGCGGTGCGCAGGATGCCATTGTCATGACCGTCATGCTCTGGCGTCTCGATGCCGGTGACGTGGCTGGCGCGCTGGCGATTGCTCCTTATGCGCTGAAATATGGCCTCACCTCTGACCATCGTCGCACCACGCCTTACATGCTGGTCGAGGAGGTGGCGCTTGCCGCGCTGCGCCTGCGTGATGCCGGTGAGCCTGTCGACCTCGCATTGCTGCTGACCACTATCAACCTGACCGACGGTGCTGACGTTCCCGATATGGTGCGCGCCCGTCTGCATAAGGTGACCGGTCTGACCCTGCGCGATGCCGGTCAGGATGCCGACGCACTGGCGCAGTTTCAGCGCGCAATGCAGCTCGACCGCAATGCCGGTGTGCGCAAAGAAATTGAGCGACTGGAACGGGCATTAAAGCCGAAACCGGCACCCGCGCCCCGCAAGCCGACTAAACCACGTGCGCGCAAACCTGCTACCAAACCGGCAGCAAAGCGCGGACGTCCGCCAAAGGCGGTCAAAACCGCCGGTTAACAGAACGCTCCCCGAGCCGGGCGGCACGCTGGTCAAAGCAGGCTTAGAGCCTTACGGCGACCGGCGTCCACCGCCCAACCTGATGAGGTTGTCATGACGACAGTGATACTGAATAAGCCCGATGAATCGCAGGACGTACCGGGCGTGGTGATACCCGCACCGGAGACGGGCGACGCAGTGATTAAAAATACGTTCTTTTTCCCCGATGTGGATCCAAAGCGGGTGCGCGAACTGATGCGCCTTGAGCAGACGGTTTCCGATGCGCGCCTGCGCAATGCCATTAAAAGCGGCATGGCGGAAACCAATGCGGAACTTTACGACTACCGGCTGCGCCAGATAGCTGCAGGGTTTGAACAGCTTGCTGACGTGCCAACCGAGGCAATCGACGGCGAAAATCAGCGCATTTTCCACTATCTGAGTGCCGTGACGGCAATGGCGACCGCCAGCCTGTATGAGCGCTATCGCGGCGTTGAGGCGACCGGCAAGGGTGACAAAAAAGCCGACAGCATCGAAACCACTATTGATGACCTGTGGCGGGATATGCGCTGGTCAGTCTCGCGTCTGCAGGATAAGCCGCGCTGTATCGTGGGTCAGCTCTGATGAAAGTCCGTGCGATGCAGGGCGACACCCTCGACGCGCTGTGTGTTCGCTACTACGGGCGCACCGAGAGCGTGGTCGAGGCGGTGCTGCAGGCGAATCCAGGCCTGTCTGAATTGGGCGTCATTCTGCCGCACGGCACGGCGATTGACCTGCCCGACGTTGATACCTCACCCACGGCGGAGAGCCTGAACCTATGGGACTGACGATGGAAAAAATCAGCACTTTTGTAACTTACTGGCTCGCGGTCATGCTGGCGTTTTTTGGGGCGCAGACGCCTGAAAAGCTCGCGCTAGGCGTCGGCAGTCTGTGCGCCATTTTTACGGCAGTAGTGAATTTCTGGTACCGACGCAAAACCTTTCGCTATCTGACCGATATGGGAATCGACAAAGGGGTGACCCGTGAGCTCAATCGTTAAACGTTGCAGTGTGGCCGCAGTGCTGGCGCTGGCAGCGCTGATGCCTGACTTTCGTCTGCTACATACCTCGCCTGATGGTCTGGCACTGATTGCCGGCCTTGAGGGGTGCCTGTTGCGCCCCTACCAGTGCAGCGCGGGCGTGTGGACGTCAGGCATCGGCCACACTGCCGGGGTGACGCCGAAAGGCGATATTACCGAACGGCAGGCGGCGGCTAATCTGGTCGCCGACGTGCTGAATACCGAGCGTCGCCTCGCGGTCTGCGCCCCGGTCACTATGCCGCAGCCGGTTTATGACGCGCTGGTCAGCTTCTCTTTTAATGTCGGTACCGGTGCAGCCTGTCGCTCGACACTGGTCTCGTTCCTCAATCGCCAGCAGTGGTGGCAGGCATGCGACCAGCTTACCCGATGGGTGTACGTCAACGGTGCGCGCAATACCGGCCTTGAAAACCGCCGCCAGCGTGAGCGTGCTTATTGTCTGCAGGGGGTGAAATGAAGATGGTCGCGGTGTTGTGTGCGGTGCTGCTAATGCTGGCCGTTGCTGGCCTGCTGTGGTTGCGCCATGAGAACGGCAATCTGTCTCGATCCTTTGAGGCGGCAAATCGTGTTGCAGGCGAGCAGAAAACAACAATCGGCATGCTGAAAAATCAGCTCAGTGTTACCGACCAGCTCGCCCGACGTAATGAATCGGCGCAAGTGGCGCTGCGCGAACAGCTCGCAAAGGCCAGTGCAGAAGCCAGCCGCCGTGAACAGACGATAACGAGGTTACTCAATGAAAATGAAGCCTTTCGCCGCTGGTATAACGCTCCTTTGCCTGATGTTGTGCGTCGGCTGCACACCCGCCCCGCCTGCGCCAGCGCCGGTGATTGTGGTCAGCGGATGCCCGAGGGTGAGCCTTTGCCCGATGCCGGGAAGTGACCCGAAAACCAATGGTGACCTGAGCGTGGATATACGCCGCCTTGAGGGGGCGCTGACTGCTTGCGCGCTGCAGGTTGAAACCGTCAAACACTGTCAGGATGAACTCGATGCAGAAGCACAAAAGCCTGCGCAAAGCGCTGATTAGCGCCGTACCTCAGCTAAAAACAAACCCCGATATGCTGCACCTTTTCGCAGATAACGGGCATATCGACTCCCGGCTCGCGGCGTCACTGTCATTTGAAAAAATCTACCTGCTCAATGTGGTGGTGACCGATTTTGTCGGCGACCTCGACCTGATTTTCGTGCCGGTGCAGGCGTGGCTGCGCGAGCATCAGCCAGATATCACCACCACCGACGACGGGCGCGAGAAGGGTTTCACCTGGCAGATTGACATCAATAACGATGATTCACTCGATATCAGTATCAGCCTGAGACTCACCGAGCGCACGCTCGTCAAAGAGGTCGACGGCGCGCTGCATGTCAGCTATGCCCCGGAACCGCCTCCGCCAGTGCCGGTGACGCGCCCGGTTGAGCTTTACGTTAACGGCGAGCTGGTGAGTCAGTGGGATGAGTGAGTTAACCGCACTGCAGGAGCGCCTCGCCGGTCTGATTGCCAGCCTGTCACCGGCGGCGCGTCGGCAAATGGCAGCAGACATTGCAAAAAAGCTGCGTACCAGTCAGCAAAAGCGCATTAAGCGCCAGCAGGCACCGGATGGCAAGCCGTATGCCGCCCGAAAGCGTCAGCCTGTGCGAAGCAAGAAGGGCCGCATTAAGCGCGAAATGTTCGCCAAACTGCGCACCAATCGCTTTATGAAAGCCAAAGGCGGCGACAGTGCGGCGGTGGTGGAATTTACCGGCAAGGTGCAGCGCATGACGCGGGTGCATCAGTTCGGCCTTAAAGACCGACCAAACCGCAACAGCCGGGATGTGCAGTACGAGGCGCGTCAGTTGCTCGGTTTCACACGTGACGATGAGCAGATGGTTGAACAGTTAATTATTTGCTGGTTGAGTGAATAATCACATTAACTTGCCTTGGATAAAGCAGATTGACACTGTTCTAATTGTTCTTGGATAATAATTTGGCGTGCTAATAAGTTCATGCCTTTAATAATGGCAATTCTTTTAGTATTCATGGCATCCACTTCATTTATGCCGCTGGGCTTAAATTCGGGGGTTGTTAAATTATCTAGGTTTGAATCTAATGCCATAGTTGGTAGCATTGATTTTATTTTGTTGCCAATGTCTTTATTTATGTCATTTAACTCTTTTGGGTTGGAGTAAATGCATGCGGCACGATGGCGAGTACATATATCATCTATCTTTATGCATTTCCAATTCGAGGTTTCTCTTGTCCCTGTAAATCCATTGGTTAAGTCTCCTGAGATGTTGATTGTGACAACTCGATGGCATTCATCATCGCCTTCTATTCGCTCTATTTTTAATGGCATTTTTTCGAGTTCAACTCTTGCGTTAAGTAAGTCTTCTTGTGATTTTTTTACTATAGATGTAATGCTATATGGGTTTTTTAGATCCAGCCAGTTATCATATGCTCGTTTAAACACCTCTTTAACCTTGTTTAATCTAATGCGACTAACACCAATCGTCTGATTGAGCGCTAACACCATAGAGACACCAGTTCCATATGCAATATAAGCAGGGAGATCATACCGACCTAGTTCTAAAGCAGTTTGAGAAACCATGTTTTCGAGGTTAATGTAATCATTCTTGTTTGCAGAATTTAACTTTTCAGATGTTATTATTTCATACCTATCCTTTAGAGCACTCATTTTTATTATCGAGTTATCTCTAATGGCTTTAAATATTGACTCGTCTATGTATATTTTTAGGCTTTGAATCTCATTGAATATATCTGCTTGATTTTTAATTATAGCGTCAAGTTTAGTGTTTATTTCTTTTAGTAGCTCTTCCTTTCTCTTATCAGACAAAATGCCAGAAATTCCGCTTATAATGCTAACGATTGCTGCTCCCGCAGCAAGGACAGTTAGCGTTACAGGTTCGGCGCGGACTTTAAATGAAAGTGTAGGGAATGCCGATGCTGCAGCGAAGCCAATGATTAGTTGCCGCCTTGATAAGGATAATAAACTCATACTAACCTCTTAGATTTTCTGTGTGGAGTATAAAAAGTCAATTGTTTATATCTTCATGTTTTTTTAAGTATGCTTTTGGCTTTTTTTTGCATGCAGTTGTGAGTTTGTCAAAACTAACTTAATAATTAGAGTAGGTGAGGGTGTTGTAAATATCAAAGTGCAACATGGGGATTTTTTTATGAATCTCCAATCATCCTCGTAGATGCAAAACGATGTAATAATTTTTCTCTCTCATTCTGCGCCTTAATGTAAGATTGATTGTTTATAATTCAAAGTGATAGCGTTCCCTCTTTAAATCAGCTCGACACCCATTTCGTTTATATGACTGTGTGATGCATAGCAGAGTATGCGCACATTGAACAGAAATGCTCGGATGAGCATTCTAAACGCTATGAATACTTTAAATACTATCCAAGAACTGGCTCGCGCCATTCGCAACCTCATCCGTTCAGGCGTGGTGACGGAAGTTGATGCGGTGCAGGGGCTTTGCCGCGTACAAAGCGGAGGGATCCAGACTACATGGCTGAACTGGCTAACCACTCGCGCCGGTCGTTCGCGGACGTGGTGGGCTCCCTCGGAAGGTGAGCAGGTGCTGCTGCTGGCGATTGGTGGCGAGCTCGATACCGCTTTCGTACTGCCGGGCATTTTCTCCGACGATAACCCCGCACCGTCTGCCTCGGCGGATGCATGGCATGTGGCTTTTCCTGATGGTGCAGTCATTGAATACGAACCCGAGACCAGTGCGCTGACGGTCAGCGGCATCAAAACCGCCGACGTAACGGCATCGGAATCGATCACGGCGACCGTGCCGCTGGTACTGGTGAAAGCCTCGACCCGTATCACCCTCGACACCCCGGAGGTCGTCTGCACCAACAAACTGATAACGGCGACGCTTGAGGTGCAGAAAGGCGGGAAGATGAGCGGAAACATTGAGCACAGCGGCGGGTCACTGTCATCAAATGGCAAGGTGCTTCACCTGCATCAGCACCCCGGCGACAGTGGCGGGAAAACAGGAGCACCGTTATGACCGTTCGCTATCAGGGGATGAACTGCAATACCGGGCAGAGCATTAGCGACATTGAGCACATCAGTCAGAGCATGCGCGACATTCTTCTGACGCCGTTCGGCTCGCGGGTGATGCGTCGCACCTATGGCTCGCTTCTGTCTGCGCTGATTGATATGCCGCAAAACCCCGCGCTCAGGCTGCAAATCATGGTGGCGTGTTATAGCGCGCTGCAAACGTGGGAGCCTCGCATCAGGCTTACATCCATCAGCTTTGAGACCGGCGACGCTGGTGAAATGGTTGTCGATATTACCGGGGGGCGCACTGATACCGGTGAGCCTGTTTCTGTCACTGTTTCACTGAGTTAAATCACTATGGCAACTGTTGACCTGAGTCAGTTACCCGTTCCCGATGTGGTGGAGGAACTCGACTATGAAACGATTCTTGCAGAGCGCATTGCGACGCTGATTTCACTTTATCCCGAAGACCAGCAGGAGGCCGTCGCCCGCGCGCTTGCGCTGGAATCGGATCCGATTGTGAAGCTACTGCAGGAAAACGCGTACCGGGAAGTTATCTGGCGTCAGCGTGTGAACGAAGCCGCGCAGGCGGTGACGCTCGCCTATTCTGGCGGTAATGACCTCGACGTCGTGGCCGGGAACAACAATACCGAGCGCCTGACCATCACCCCGGAAGATGACACCACCATTCCGCCGACGCCTGCCGTGATGGAGTCTGATGCTGACCTGCGACTACGCTCGCAACAGGCATTTGAAGGGCTGAGCGTGGCGGGGCCGGTCGGGGCGTATGAATATCACGGTCGCAGCGCCGACGGGCGTGTCGCCGACGTCTCGGTCGAAAGCCCGACGCCAGCCTGCGTGACCATTTCCGTGTTATCCCGCGAGGACGACGGCACCGCCAGTGCTGATTTACTGGCAATCGTTGAAAAAGCGCTGAATGCCGAAGACGTGCGTCCGGTAGGTGACCGGGTGACCGTCCAGACCGCAGAAATTGTGCCGTACCAGATTGACGCGACACTCTACGTTTACCCCGGCCCCGAATCCGAGCCCATCAGGCAGGCGTCAGAGCAAAAGCTGCAGAGCTACATCAGTGCGCAGCATCGCCTCGGGCGTGATATTCGCCTGTCTGCTATTTATGCCGCGCTGCATGTGGAAGGGGTGCAGCGTGTCGAACTGGCAGCACCGCAGGCCGACATTGTGCTGAGTAAATCGCAGGCGTCGAACTGCACCGAATACCAGATAACTATCGGGGGTTCGGATGAGTGACCGGCTGTTACCCGTTGGCTCATCACCGCTGGAAGTTGCCGCCGCTGCCGCTCTCGCTGAGATTGAGCGCGTGCCGGTGCCGCTGCGCACCTTGTGGAACTGGCGAACCTGCCCGGTAAATCTGCTGCCGTATCTGGCGTGGGCGCTGTCGGTCGACCGCTGGGATGAGAACTGGCCCGAAGCAACAAAACGCAGTGTCTGCGCGTCCTCGTTTTTCGTCCATCAGCACAAAGGCACCATCAGCGCCTTGCGTCGGGTGGTTGAGCCGCTCGGCTTTCTGATTGAGGTGCGTGAGTGGTGGCAGCTCAACGAGGAGCCAGGCACATTCCGCCTCGTTGTCGGCGTGCTCGACAGTGGCATCACGGACGAAATGTATCAGGAGCTTGAACGCCTGATTGACGATGCCAAACCGGCAAGCCGCCACCTGACGGGGCTGGCTATCAGCCTGAGTGCGACCGGCGAGTTTTATGTCGGTTCGGCCTGCTACCACGGTGACGCGCTGACCGTCTACCCCTACACCCCCGAGGAAATTGTCGTCGGGGGTGAATATTACCCGGCCTCGGCCATTCATTTGATTGATAACCTGAGAGTGAACGCATGACGAAATTTTATGCCATTCTGACCAATCAGGGCGCGGCAAGGCTGGCAAATGCGGCTGCGCTCGGCACTAAGCTCAACCTGACGCAAATGGCGGTCGGTGATGCGAATGGTGTGCTGCCTACCCCTGACCCGGCGCAGACGAAGCTCATTAACCAGAAGCGTATCGCACCGCTGAACATGCTGAGCGTTGACCCGGCCAACACCAGTCAGATTATTGCGGAACAGATTATTCCCGAGAATGAGGGCGGTTTCTGGATCCGCGAAATCGGTCTCTACGACGACGACGGCATTCTGATTGCCGTGGCGAACTGCCCGGAAACCTACAAACCGCAACTGCAGGAGGGAAGCGGGCGCACTCAGACTATTCGCATGATTTTAATTGTGTCGAGTACAGCAGCTATCACCCTGAAAATTGACCCGTCAGTCGTGCTGGCAACGCGTCAGTATGTCGATGACAAGGTTATCGAGGTGAAAGCCTATGCCGATAGTTTGCTGGCCGTACACCTTGCCGCTGCAGACCCGCACCCGCAGTACCTCAAAGCGGCAGATATTGATAAATACGTCCCGGTCGGCTTTCCGCTGCCGTGGCCGCAGGCAGCGCCGCCCGATGGCTGGCTGAAATGCAACGGTGCGGCTTTCGATAAGGCGAAATATCCAAAGCTGGCCGTCGCTTATCCGTCCGGAAACTTGCCTGATTTGCGCGGGGAGTTTCTGCGTGGGTGGGATGACGGGCGCGGTGTGGATTCCGGGCGTAGCCTGCTGTCGGCTCAGTCGGATGCTATTCAGAATATCGTCGGTACGCTCGGACGAACGCAGCTTTTCAAAGATACCGTTTATTCTGGCCCATTCCGTCAGGAGGGAATGATTTTATCTACAGGGCTGGCACCATCCGAGGGGAATACTGGGTATGGTGCACCTAACTGGTCATTTGATGCCTCTCGCGCGGTTCGAACGGCGGCTGAAACCCGTGTGCGCAACATTGCATTTAACTACGTCGTGAGGGCGGCATAATGGCGAAAGCAACACTGAATAAAAACGGCATTGCGACAAAAGCCGGTGATATGACGGTTTATAACTTTGACGGTGAAAACCGAGAATTTATTTCCTCAACAGTGGAGTTTATCTCCGTTGGTGTCGGCCTCCCTGCCAGCGCCTGCATTGACGCGCCACTCGATACGAAAGACGGTTTTGCCGTGTGTCGTACTGCCGGTCTTGATGGGTGGGAATACATCGAAGACCATCGGGGCGAAACGGTCTATGACACCGAAACCGGTCAGATTGTCGCCATTAGCGCGCCGGGCGAATATGCTGACACTGTAACCACGATTGCCCCATCCACACCTTATGACCGCTGGAACGGCGATGAATGGGTGACAGATAAGAGCGAGCAGCAGCAAGGCCAGATTCAGGAGGCAGACCAGAAAAAAGCCGCATTGCTGAGCGAGGCTAAAAATACCATCAGCCTGTGGCAGACCGAACTGCAGCTCGGCATCATCAGCGATGAGGATAAAGCCAGCCTGATAGCATGGATGCAATACATTCAGGCACTGAAAGCGGTCGATACCTCAGTGGCTCCTGATATCAAGTGGCCGGTTAAACCGGAGTAATGCACGGCGGGCTGATGCCCGTCTTTTTTATGATTTGTTTATGTGCCATTCGCTACCCATCGCCGACAAATAGCCCCTCACCAGACCAGCCAGGACAATAACACTCGCCCACTAACCACGGAGTTAACCGGATGAGTGATTTTCACCACGGCGTGCAGGTGCTTGAAATTAACGACGGCACCCGCGTCATTTCCACAGTCTCGACCGCAATCATCGGCATGGTTTGCACGGCCAGCGATGCGGATGCAGAGACATTCCCCCTCAATGTGCCGGTACTGATTACCAGCGTGCAGAGTGCTATCGCAAAGGCCGGTAAATCAGGCACGCTGGCAGCATCCCTGCAGGCTATCGCCGACCAGGCCAAACCCGTCACTGTTGTCGTGCGCGTGGCCGAAGGTGTCGACGATGACCCGGTGGCAGCACAGGCGCAGACCATTTCCAATATCATCGGCGGTACGGATGAAAACGGTCAGTACACCGGTATTAAAGCGCTGTTGACTGCCGAGGCCGTCACCGGCGTCAAACCGCGCATTCTCGGAGTGCCGGGTCTCGATTCGCAGGAGGTAGCGACCGCGCTCGCGTCGGTATGTATCAGTCTCCGCGCATTCGGTTATATCAGCGCATGGGGCTGTAAGACCATTTCCGAGGCGATGGAATATCGCGAGAATTTCAGCCAGCGCGAGCTGATGGTCATCTGGCCTGATTTCCTGTCATGGGATACCACCACGAACGAGACCGCCACGGCCTACGCCACCGCGCGCGCACTCGGTCTGCGTGCTTATATCGACCAGACGGTCGGCTGGCACAAAACCCTGTCTAACGTTGGTGTGCAGGGCGTAACCGGTATCAGCGCCTCGGTCTTTTGGGATTTACAGGCATCCGGTACCGATGCCGACTTGCTCAATGAGGCCGGTGTGACGACGCTGGTGCGTAAAGATGGTTTCCGCTTTTGGGGTAACCGCACCTGCTCTGATGATCCGCTTTTCATCTTCGAAAACTACACCCGCACGGCGCAGGTGCTGGCCGACACAATGGCAGAGGCGCACATGTGGGCGGTTGATAAGCCCATTACCGCCACGCTCATTCGTGACATTGTCGACGGCATTAACGCCAAATTCCGCGAGCTGAAAACCAACGGCTATATCGTGGACGGCGAATGCTGGTTCGACGAGGAATCGAACGATAAAGAGACCCTCAAGGCCGGGAAATTGTACGTCGACTACGACTATACCCCCGTTCCGCCACTCGAAAGCCTGACCCTGCGCCAGCGTATCACCGATAAATATCTGGTGAATCTGGTCGACTCGGTCAACAGCTAAGGAGTCTGAAACAACATGGCCTTACCCCGTAAACTCAAACACCTGAATATGTTCAATGACGGCCTCAGCTACATGGGCGTTGTTGAATCCGTGACGCTGCCGAAGCTGACACGCAAGCTCGAAAATTATCGCGGTGGCGGTATGAATGGCGCAGCGGCGATTGACCTCGGCCTCGACGATGATGCGCTGACCGTCGAATGGTCTCTCGGTGGCCTGCCTGATGTGGCGCTGTGGGCGCAGTATGCCGCGCCGGGTGCGGATGCCGTACCGTTGCGCTTTGCTGGTTCTTATCAACGAGACGACACCGGCGAGACGGTCGCGGTTGAGGTGGTGATGCGTGGCCGCCACAAAGAAATCGACGGTGGCGAGCTCAAGCAGGGAGAGAACAGCTCAACCAAACTGAGCACCGTCTGCACCTATTACCGGCTCTCGATTGACGGTAAAGACGTCATTGAGATTGACGTTGTGAACCTCGTCGAAAAGGTCAACGGCGTCGACCGCATGGAACAGCACCGCCGCAACATCGGCCTGTAATACCCTGACCGGTCAGCACTGCTGGCCGGTGATTAACCCCCATTCAGAACAGAGAAAACATCATGGCAAAAGCACCACGTAAAACCGCTGAATTTGTTGATACCGCTGGCAACGAAATTGACACCGTAAACCCGAACGTTGTGACGCTCGATAAGCCGATTAAACGCGGCGGTCAGACGATTGATAAAGTCACCCTGATTGAGCCGAATGCCGGTACTCTGCGCGGCGTCAGTCTGGCGGCGGTGGCAAATTCCGAAGTCGATGCGCTGATTAAAGTGCTGCCGCGTATGACCTATCCCGCGCTCACCCCGCAGGAACTGACCGCGATGAATCTGCCCGATATGCTGCAGCTTGCCGGTAAGGTGATCGGTTTTTTGTCTCCGGCTTCGGTGGAGTAGATTTTCCGCCTGACCTGTCAACTGATGACCTGATGGCGGATATCGCAGTGATATTCCACTGGCCGCCGTCAGAGCTCTACTCCCTGAGCCTGACAGAGCTCATCACATGGCGCGACAAAGCGCTCCAGCGTAGCGGGCATTCAAATGAGTAATAACCTACGGCTTGAGGTTTTGCTGAAAGCGGTCGACCAGGCGACCCGACCGCTTAAATCCATTCAGACTGCGACAAAATCCCTGTCGGGTGAAATTCGTGAGTCTCAGAAGACGCTCCGAGACCTGAACGCTCAGGCGTCCAAAGTTGACGGTTTTCGCAAGGCAAGCGCGCAACTGGCGGTCACCAGTCAGTCACTTGAAAAAGCGAAGCGCGAAGCGGCAGAGCTGGCGGTACAGTTCCGCAATACTGCCAGCCCGACCCGCGCGCAGGCGCAGGCACTCGACGCGGCAAAGCGCTCTGCTGGCGAACTGCAAACCAAATACAACAGCCTGAGAACGTCGGTTCATCGTCAGCGCACCGAACTGATGCAGGTCGGTATCAACACACGCACGCTTTCCGCCGATGAGCGTCGACTCAAAGCATCTTTAAGCGAGACGACGGCGCAACTTAACCGTCAGCGCGAAGCTCTGGCGCGGGTCAGTGCGCAGCAGGCGAAATTAAACCGGGTTAAAGAGCGCTATAAATCAGGTAAGGAACTGGCCGGTAATATGGCCGCAGCAGGTGCTGCCGGTGTTGGTATCGCCACGGCTGGAACAATGGTCGGGGTCAAATTACTGACGCCCGGTTATGACTTTGCGCAGAAAAACTCCGAGCTGCAGGCTGTGCTCGGAACTGATAAGCAATCACCTGAAATGCAGGCGCTACGCAAACAGGCGCGCCAACTCGGTGACAATACTGCAGCGTCTGCTGATGATGCGGCCAGTGCGCAAATTATTATCGCCAAAGGGGGCGGTGATGCCGCCGCGATTCAAGCGACGACACCAGTCACGTTGAATATGGCACTTGCGAATCAGCGCACGATGGAAGAAAACGCCGCTTTACTGATGGGAATGCGCTCAGCCTTTCAGCTCTCCAATGACAAGGTTTCACACATTGGCGACGTATTGTCGACGGTCATGAATAAGACCGCTGCCGACTTTGACGGCCTCAGTGATGCGATGACGTATGCCGCGCCGGTCGCAAAAAATGCCGGTGTCAGTATCGAGGAAACCGCCGCAATGGTGGGTGCGTTGCACGATGCCAAAATCACCGGCTCGATGGCGGGTACCGGAAGCCGCGCAGTGCTGAGTCGCCTACAGGCACCGACCGGCAAAGCATCGGATGCGCTCAAGGAACTGGGCGTCAAAACATCAGACAGCAAAGGCAATACGCGTCCGATATTCAGCATCCTGAAAGAAATGCAGGCCAGCTTTAAGCGCAACAATCTCGGCACCGGCCAGCAAGCCGAATACATGAAAACGATATTTGGCGAAGAAGCCAGTTCATCGGCTAACGTGCTGATGGCGGCAGCAGCCAGCGGTAAACTCGACCAGCTCACCGCCGCGCTAAAAACCTCCGACGGTAAAACTGAGGCGCTGGTCAAGGTGATGCAGGATAACCTCGGCGGCGACTTCAAAGAATTTCAGTCTGCTTATGAGGCGGTCGGTACCGATCTTTTTGACCAGCAAGAGGGCTCGCTACGTAAGCTCACGCAAACTGCGACGCAGTATGTGCTTAAGCTCGACGGCTGGATCCAGAAAAATAAAAGTCTGGCGACGACAATCGGCATCATTGCCGGTGGCGCCCTGGCGCTGATTGGCATCATCGGCGGCATTGGCCTCGTTGCGTGGCCGGTAGTGATGGGAATTAATGCCATTATCGCCGCCGCTGGTGTATTGGGTACCGTCTTCACTGTCGCAGGTAGTGCCATTGTGGCCGCGCTCGGGGCGATTACCTGGCCGATTGTGGCAATCGGGGCGGCGTTCGTCGCTGTTGCGTTGCTTATACGTAAATATTGGGAGCCCATCAGCGCATTTTTCTCGGGGGTGATTGAGGGCATCATGAGTGCCTTTGCGCCGGTCGGGGAAATGTTCGCCCCGCTGGCTCCCATGTTTGACGGTCTCGGAGAGAAATTGCGCGGCGTCTGGCAGTGGTTCAAAGACCTGATTGCGCCAGTCAAGTCCACACAGGAAACGCTCGATAGCTGCAAAAATGTTGGCGTCATTTTTGGTCAGGCGCTGGCAGATGCCTTAATGGCACCGCTCAACGTTTTTAATAAGCTGCGCAGCGGCGTCGACTGGCTGCTCGAAAAGCTCGGCATCATCAGCAAAGAATCGGACGTTCTCGACAAGACTGCCGCCAAAACCAACGCCGCCACGCAGGGCAATTCCTACATCCCGGCAACCAGTGCATATGGCGGTTATCAGGCTTACAAGCCCGTTACCGCACCGGCGGGACGCTCTTACATTGACCAGAGCAAAAGCGAATACAACATTACGCTACCGGGTGGCGTTGCGCCGGGGCATCAACTCGACCGCCAGCTCCGTGACACGCTCGAACAGATTGAGCGTGATAAACGCGCGCGTCAGCGTGCCAGCATGACCCATGACTGAGAGAGGATAAAACGATGATGCTTGCGCTAGGAATGTTTGTATTTGAACGCCGTACCCTGCCTTATCAGTCGATGCAGCATTCGAAGGATTACCGCTGGGCGTCTAATGACCGGGTCGGCAAGCCGCCTGCCTATCAGTTTCTCGGCGAGGGGGAAACCTCCCGCCAGCTTACCGGCACGCTTTACCCTGCCATTACCGGCGGGCGCGTATCTTTGCAGACTGTCGAGCTAATGGCCGATGAGGGCAGGGCGTGGCCGCTGATTGAGGGTACCGGCAACATTCTCGGGATGTATATTGTCGACAAGGTATCGACTACAGACACCGAGTTTTTCAGCGACGGCGCAGCCAGGAAGATTGATTTCACGCTGTCGCTAAAGCGGGTCGACGATTCCCTGACCTCAATGTTTGGCGACCTGAATAAACAGGCCAGTGAGCTTCTCGGCTCTGCCGGTAATCTGTCAGGGCAGTTGCAAAGTGCGCTCGGAGGGCTGACCGGATGATAACAGGCATGACCATTGATGCCGGTGCCAGTCTCGCACCGGCATTTATGCTGACGCTGAACAGCCAGGACATTACCCGTAATTTTAGCGACCGGCTGATTTCACTCACCATGACCGACAATCGGGGTTTTGAGGCTGACCAGCTCGACATCGAGCTCGATGATACTGACGGAAAAGTCGAGCTACCCCTGCGCGGGGCGGTGCTGACGTTGTGGCTTGGCTGGCAGGGCTCGGCGCTGATGGGTAAGGGCGATTTCACGGTCGATGAGATTGAGCACCGGGGCGCACCTGATACCCTGACTATCCGGGCTCGCAGTGCTGACTTTCGCGGTACGCTCAATTCCCGGCGTGAAGAATCGTGGCACGACACCACGCTCGACGAACTGGTCAGCACTATTGCGAAGCGCAACAAACTGACGGCCAGCGTCGCGGATGTACTGAAAAAAATCCCGGTACCGCACATCGACCAGTCGCAGGAATCCGACGCGGTATTTCTGAACCGGCTGGCTGACCGTAACGGGGCGGCGGTTTCCGTGAAAGCGGGGAAACTGCTGTTTCTGAAAGCGGGGAGTGCGACGACGGTCAGCGGTAAGCCCGTTCCGCAAATGACGCTGACCCGTAGTGACGGCGACCGTCATCAGTTTGCTATCGCTGACCGTGGGGCTTATACCGGCGTAACCGCTAAATGGTTACACACCAAAGACCCGAAGCCGCAAAAACAGAAAGTGACGCTGAAACGCCAGCCAAAAGAGAAGCACCTGCGCGCACTTGAGCACCCGAAAGCAAAGCCGGTCAGCAAAAAAGCAAAGGCTAAAAAAGAGCAGGAATCTCGCGAGGGTGAGTATATGGCCGGTGACGCTGATAACGTGCTGGCACTGACAACGGTCTACGCTTCAAAGGCGCAGGCGATGCGCGCCGCTCAGGCTAAGTGGGATAAACTGCAGCGAGGCGTTGCGGAGTTTTCAATTACGCTGGCGCTCGGTCGTGCAGATTTATTCCCTGAAACGCCGGTGCAGGTATCAGGCTTTAAGCGCGTCATAGACGAGCAGTCATGGTTAATCAGCAAGGTAACCCACAATCTCAACAATAGCGGCTTCACGACGAGCTTAGAGTTTGAGGTTAAGTTATCTGATGTTGAGTACAGTTCAGAAGATGATAGCGAATAA